CTACGCTTTATATCAAGGAAAGCGGAACTGGGAATATTGGCTGGGTGGCAAAATGAATCTGGGCCTATATGATGAATCCTAACTGTAAATTATAAGTTAAGGTAGTTTAATGAAGAAACTCTCGGAAACAGCCTCCAAGATTGAACTTGGCGTATATGGCAAGAACACATACACGGGCGACATTCGTGCCGACGAGTTTCTTCAAGAACTCCGTGGCAAGAAAGCGATCCAAAAATATCGTGAGATGCGTGACAACAACGCTATCATTGGCTCTATCATGTATGCAGTTGAACAAACACTGCGTGATGTAAAGATTGATGTTGTTCCTGCTAACGACAGTGAAGAAGCTAAGAAAGAAGTCGAGTTTCTTAAGTCTGTCCTGGACGACATGGACCACAGCCTTGATGACCATATCTCAGAAGCGTTGTCGTATCTGACCTATGGCTTCTCTTGGTTTGAGATTGTTGCTAAACGCCGTGAAGGTGATGCACGATCCCCTAAGAAGAACTCCAAATACAACGATGGTCGTATCGGCATCAAGAAACTTGCCATTCGCGCACCTTGGACAGTTAACCGTTTTGAGGTTGACCTAGAGAGTGGTGAAGTTACTGGCTTGTGGCAGGATGTCACTTGGGGCAAACGCCCTGCAATGATCCCCGTTGAAAAGTCTCTGTATTACCGTACTACAAGCCTCAATAATGATCCCTCTGGTCGGTCGGTCCTCAGAAATGCTTATGTTTCTTACACATATCTCAATAAAATTCAAGGTTACGAAGCTGTTGCTATCGAACGAGAACTTCATGGTGTCCCTGTTGGGCGTATGCCTGCTGAATATCTGAGTGGTGATGCAACAACAGATCAGGCCAACCTTCGTGGTCAGTTTGAACGTATCCTTCGTGATTTGAAGAACAATGAGCAAGGTTACGCACTTCTGCCTTCTGACCTTTATGTTGATGCAGATGGTAAGCCCACTAATCAACGACTGATGGACATTGAACTCATCACTGCTAATGGTTCTCGCTCTATCCAGATTGATCCTGTTGTTAAGCGTTACCAACACGACATTGCCCGTAGCTTGATGGCTGAGTTTCTTATGCTTGGTTCTGCTGGTGGCTCTTACGCTCTGTCTAAAACAAAGACGGACCTTTTCCTTCGTAGCCTTGAAAGCTACATCAATGCAATTGTTGATGTTCTGAATAAGCAATTGGTTGAACGCCTATGGCAACTTAATGGTTTGTCGTTTGATGTGATGCCTAAGTTGGTTGCTGGCGATGTTGCTCCCCACGATCTTCGTGAGATTGCAGCCTTCCTGCGTAACATCAACGGTGCTGGCATTGAAGTCAAGGACCAACCTGAACTTGTTGAAGACCTATTTAGTATTGCTGAACTTGAGTTTGATCGTCCTCTTTACGAACAAAATCTCAATGCACAACCAAAGGAACAGGTAAATGGCAACCCTCAATGATCGCGTATTCGACAACGGGTTGACCGTTCTTGATACAGAAGCTAACAAAATTACTATCACTTCGCAAGAAGTCACGACATACACTGAGGGCAACGCAACATATGCCCTTGGTAACTCGACTTCTATTAGCATTGCTGCACCTTCTGACCGTACTGGTGGTGGTCGTAAGGTTACTGTCTCTGCCATCACGAATGGTTCTGTGACAGCTAACGGAACAGCAACACACTACGCCATTCTGGACACAGTTAATAGTCGTCTGTTGGCTACTGGTTCGTTGACTGCTTCCCAAGTTGTTACTTCTGGCAACACGTTTACCCTGTCTGCTTTCGACATTGGTATCCCTGATCCCGTCTAAGGTGAATTAAATGACCCTTCTCGCTAACCGTGCAAAGATGACTACAACCACTACAGGAACAGGGACTATAACTCTTGGCTCTGCCTCTACTGGTTATCAGTCCTTTGCTTCGGCTGGCGTTGTAAATGGTGAAACTGTCCGATATGTAATTGAAGATGGCACTGCTTGGGAAATTGGTGTTGGTGTATACACTTCCACTGGCACTACCCTTACAAGAACTCTGATTGAATCTAGTACAGCCTCCCTTCTTAACCTTTCAGGCTCTGCTGTAGTATTCATTAGCCCCATCTCTGATGACTTTTCTGGTCCAGAATACTGGATGATGCTGCAAACCGCTTACACTCTAACTTCCACAACTTCGACACAGAAGTTGTTTAATGCTACAACCAATGGTGCCTTGACGCTTGGAACTGGTGTTTATGATTACTACTGTTTGTTTTTGATTACGGGTATGTCTTCGACGGCTGGTAACTTGAGGTTCGACCTTAAAGGTGCAGGAACCTCAGTTGCAACTGGTGGCTTGATGTATGCTTTCGGTGCTGATACTACCAACAACACTTCATCAAGTGGTTTTCAAGGTAGCGTCATCCAAGGTCCGACAGGTCTTTCCCCTATGTCTACGGCTGGTATCGGTACACTATATCAAGGCACTGTCCGTGGCACAACACGCATCACTACAGCCGGGACTTTGATCCCTTCAATTGCGTTGCAAGGTGGCGGCGGCTCTGTTCAAGTTGGCACTTACTTTACTATCAAACGTAGGTCCACCCTTGATACTGATCTTTACGGAGGTCCTTGGTCATGATCAACCCAACTGTAAAAGCCCTTGTTGAAGACGGTGTTGTTGTGGCCTCATACCTAGTTTGGGATGTACCTTCTCATCTTGAAGATTGGATTACGGCCCCTATTGAAGTCGGACCTAACTGGACCTACGATGGTGAGGTTTTCTATCCCCCTTCGGAGTAAATAAATGCTTGGTTTTGCCCCTCTCGCCTCAATTACGCTTGGTGATGATGGGGCAGTATCCACCGGAGATAACCTCTCTGCAAACGGTATCACTACAGGAAACCCTGTAAATGGTACTACTACTGTTGTACAAGATCAACAGATTACTACAAATAGTATTACTACAGGAACTCCTGTAAACGGTACTGCTAACCTTGCACAAGATCAACAGATCAATGCAAATGGTATTGTAACTGGTTCTCCGACACTAGACACTTCCTCCTTAGTACAAGATCACGCACTCACTTCGACACCAATCACCACAGGTCTTCCTGTTGTTGGTAGTTCAACTCTTGCTATTGTTTCCGCCTTACTCGCAAACGGGATCGTAACAGGAACCCCTGTTGTTGGTCAGACAACCCTGACAATCGTTCAGGCACCTCTGCTTGCTGATGACATTACTACAGGCCAACCTGTTGTTGGTAGTTCTACCATTGCAGCAACACACGCTCTGTCTGCACAAGGTATCACAACTGGTAATGCCGCTGTTTCTGCCACTAATCTGGCACAGAACAATGTCTTGGTTTCTGTTGGTATCACCACAGGTCAACCAACACTTCAGACTTCCCAACTAATAGAAAAACACGCCCTTAACGCAGCTACCATAGTGACAGGTAGTCCAACTGTTGCAAGCACAGTTATTTCTATTCAATTTAACCTGTCTGCTACTTCTATCACGACTGGCCCCTCGAATGTTGCTTCTGCAACGTTCAATCAGACACACAATATCACAACTGTTGGGATTACCACTGGTCAACCAACTGTTCAGGCGTCTGTACTTGCCTCTATCCAGAACCTCTTTGCCACTAGCATCACCACTGGTCAACCGACCTTTGGGAATGTTTACCTAAACGCTTCCAGGGCTAGAACTGTCTCTGTTACAGAAAACTCTGATAACAGCGTTCTTATCCAAGAGTTGTTCAACGAAGTTTCTATTGTTGAACATGGCAATGTAGCCAATGTAAGGGATAGTGCAAACTCTAATGTTGTCTCTGGCTCTATTAACTCTGTCACTGTAAACTCTGAAAATAGGGCTGTATGATGGCTTTTACGATTAAACAGAACGATACATCTCCAACTATTCAGGCAACCCTTCAGAATTACAATGGTACAGCGATTAGTTTGGTTGGAGCAACAGTAAGGTTCCACATGAAGTCCTTTGAAGGGGCTATCAAAGTGGATCGAGTTGCAACAATCACAAATGCAGCCACTGGTGTTGTTACCTACACTTGGCAAGTTGGTGATACGGATACTGCTGGCACATACTACGCTGAGTTTGAAGTAACTTACTCTGACCTTTCTGTAGAGACTTTCCCCAACAACGGTAGTATCGCTATTACCATTACACCGGAGTTGAATTGATGGCTGATTGGGGACACTACATTGCCAGAGACAGTTATTTCTCTATTGCCCAAGGCCAGTTTGATGGCTACTCGGTTGTCAATGTTACAGGCTATAATCCAGATGTTGACGCAACCAGTGACGAAACAGTCTGGACTGCTGGCGGTCTTTACCCTTGGTCTGTTTGGGACACCACTCGCCTAATTACTGTCGTTTCTACCTCTGCCTCTGACACTGGTTCTGTTGTTGTATCTGGTCTTGATGCTGACTACAACCCTATTGTAGAAGAAATTGACTTCAACGGGACTACCTCTGGAACTGGCTCTGTTCAGTTTAAGCGAGTTAGTAGCGCGGTGTATAAGAATGGTGCTGCAAACAATGCTGGTACAATCACTCTAACTGCAAATGGTAATGTTGTAGGATTGATTGAGGTTGGTATTGGTCAAACCCTTAACGGTATCTACACAGTTCCTGCTGGTCATACAGCCTACATCTTGTCTGGCAACTTTAGCGTCCAGAAGGGTGAAGACTCTCAGGTTCGTTTCTTTGTTCGTCCCTTTGGTCAGAGTTTCCGTATTGCTCACATCAGTGAGTGCTTTGAAAGTACCTACCGTTATGACTTCTTTGCACCCCTAGCTTTACCTGAAAAGACCGATTTGGACATTCATGCTGCTCTCGTAGAGACAAACAACACCCGTGTGTCTACAAACTTCTCTATGATTTTGGTGAAAAACGATGCCATACAGTAGTAATGATGATCTGCCCAAGGCAGTACGAAATAACCTCTCCCCTCATCAACAATCAGTTTTCCGCAACGTCTTCAACTCCATGATGGAACAAGAAGGTATGTCTGAGAGTAGAGCCTTCGCTGGTGCATACTCCCAAGCCAAACAAGCGGTAGAGAAAGTCAACACTGACACACTCCGTGCTAAGGCAGAAGAACATAACGAGAAGTATGGCGATAAAGGCCGTGTGACTGTTGAGACACTCCGTCAGGTCTATGATCGTGGTGTAGGTGCCTATCGTACCAACCCCGGCAGTGTTCGTCCTAACGTGTCTTCCCCTGAACAGTGGGCTATGGCACGAGTCAACAACTTCCTCCGGCCTATCCGCAATGGTCGCTTCCGCTCTGGTAAGCATGACACAGACCTTCTCCCATCCAAGCATCCTATGGCTTCAGGTAAGGTTGAGAAG